CGGGGCGACACGCCAGTAACTATCGCTAATGACATTCGAGACAGCCTCTCAGCTCCTGAACGAGCTTTAACTATCGCTATCACAGAGGGGCAGCGAGCTAAGATCTCAGCTAACCTGGATAGCTACCAGGCTAACAATGTTGAGCAGATCGAATGGACCGTGAACGATCCAGACGACGAGGACTGCCTGGGTAACGAAGGCGAAATCGTCAATCTAGGAGATCAGTTCCCTAGCGGAGATACCCAACCTCCAGTACACCCTAATTGCCAGTGTGACGTGATCCCAGTAATGCCTGACCTATCTGGCACACCTGAATACACGGATCAACCTGTAGATGAAGGTGACGACAGTGAGATGGCTGTACGAGCTGACCTAGCTAAATACAACCCAGATCAGCCTCGAGACGCTGGAGGTCGCTTTACCTCTGGCGGTGGAGACGGATCAGCTCGCTTTAACGACACGCGCACTACTGCTGGCAGCCGATCGCTCAACCCTAAAGAAGCTGAGGATCAAAAAGGTGGCTCAGGAGCTTCTCACCTTATTAGCGACGGTCGAGGTGGCGTACGATTCAGCCCAGAAAGAGCTGCGCTTCACGAGAAGATTATCCAGGAGCGTTTAGCTGGTATTCCTAAATCTGATAATCCTAAGTTTGTTATGCTCGGTGGAGGCCCAGCCTCAGGTAAAACTACTAGCGGGGTAGAAAAATGGGAAGATCCTCACGTGAAGATCGACGTGGACTCAATTAAAGCTCAGCTGCCTGAGTTCGATCCTAAAAATCCATCTTTTGTCCACGAAGAATCTAGCTTTATTGGCAAAGAAATTATGGCTAGAGCTTTTGAGGGAAATCAAAATATATTACTCGACGGTACAGGCAACAATTCTGTCCCAGCTGTCGCGGGGAAAATTGACACGGCGCGATCTTATGGTTACAGTGTTGAAGGAAGGTATCTAACCGTACCTACCGAACAGGCTGTTGAACAAGACGCAGCTCGTTCACGTTCAGTAGGCTCAGAAAAGGTCTACGAAATTCACTCAGCTGTAAGCCAGGTATTTCCTGGCATAGCTACAAAGTTCGATAGCGTGAATCTTTACGACAGTCGAATAAAAGGCAGTCCTACCCTCATAGCTACTGGAGGGTCGGGCAAGCTTGATGTAGTCAATCAAGACCTATACTCCCAATTTCTAAATAAAGCTGGCGATTACAACTATTATGCGGAAAGCCTGGGAAGGTCATAAGGAGGCAAAATGCTAGACGCAACACGAAGGCACGATATATCTCGTATGGCTCTTTTGGGGTTAAGTAAGCACGGAGAAAACTTGACAACAGAAGAAAGCGTGTACTGGGATCGTATGGTTGCTATGTACAAAGATATGAGAGCCAAAGGTCAGGTACCAGATCTTACTTTCGAATGGCCTGAGCTCTAAGTCCTAAGCAGACGGCGTGTGAAACCGTTACAATTTCTGTACACACGCAGATAGGACTCTAATGGCTCTGAATCATATAAACGTAACAGTGGGTACAAACCCAACCCTATTGCTGACAATGCCTAATGGCGTTGGATACGTCGCTGTACAAATCCAAAACCGCGACACAGCACCTGTCTACCTCGGTGATAGCGCAATTACTGTTGCGTCTGGTGTCAATGGAGGTCAAATCCTCGCTCCGAGTGCAACTGTGCAAATCTGGATGCACGGTAATGACTCGATTTATGCAATCTCAACTGCAGGTACAACAGCAGGCGCAGTCTGCCTCGTGTACTCAGCTTAAAACTAAATATGAGTGAAAGTATCGCAACTAGACTTAACAAGGAGAAAGCAATAATGGCAAATGATTTCGCTACCTCCTACGCGGAGATTTTTAAGTATGACAAAAACGACGACGGAACACTGACGGTCTATGGCAAGGCGACTTCTGACGACTTGGATATTGACAACCAGATCTGCGACAACGACTGGCTCTCAAAAGCGGTCCCAGAATGGTTTAAGTCTGGTGGAAACATTCGTGAGCAACACAGCTCTATTGCAGCTGGTGTCGCTACTGAGTATGAGCAAAAGGGAGACGGATTTTACGTCGAGGCAAAAATTGTAGACCCTAACTCAATCCGTAAAGTTGAACACAAAGTATTAAAAGGCTTCTCTATTGGAATTAAAGGCCCACGCGTAATCCGCGATCAAAAGGCTGCTAACGGTCGTATCGTGGACGGTCAAATTGTAGAGTTATCTCTCGTTGATAGACCTGCTAACCCTACCTGTCAGCTTGTATTAGCTAAGTCTGTCGGTGGCGAAAGCACACTTACCCAGGTTGAAGAGCTTATTGAAAAGTTTAGCGATACTCAGCCTCGAGATGAACACGGTCGATTTGGTTCTGGATCTTCTGAACACTTAGCAGCTATAGATAAAATTCACGACTCTATTGCTAGCGCTCAAACTTCTCATTCTTTAGATCCTAAAAACGACTTAGGTTCAAAATTAGACGTCCAACAAGATCGAGAGGACGCAGAAAATCATTTACAAGACGCAAGAGATCACCTTAATTCAGGGTTTTCTAGAGGAGCAGCCGTGTCTTTACGCAGCGCAGCTAGCGTTCTTGCAGATCCTGTTTATAGCTCTCACGCTGCAGACCTACGTGCTCTTGCAGATCGTGTTGAAGGCAAGACTAAATCAGTAACACCTACAAAGGAGAAACCAATGGCTAAATCAGTCCTAGCAGAAACAATCCTAGAGCTGGTTAAGTCAGCTAAAGGAGACACAGTTAAGTTCGATCAGGCGTCTTATGACACTGCACGTCGCGCACTAGCTCAGCTTATTATCGTTGAAGCTGGCGAGATGGCTGACGGTTCAGATGAGCGTGACGATATTGAAGAGCTTATCGACGCAATCAAGCACCTATTTCGCTGGAAAGACGGCGAAGATGAAGAAGGCGAGACAAACGATATGTCAGGTTCAGTTATGGAAATGTCTGCAAAGGAAGCTGACGCTGACTGCGAATGCGACGGCTGCAAAGCTTGTAAGGCTGACGGTGGCTGCGAAGCTACTCCTTGCGATAAATGTATGATGGCTAAGTCAGCCTCTATCGGCAAGTGCCTAGAGTGTGGCTGCGGTATGCCAGGACAAGATCACGGTCTATCTACCGTTCAGATAGCTGGAAATAACTCAGGTATCGCTACAACGGCTAACGTCTCAACTGCAACCATTATGACTCCAGATCAACTCGGTGGCTCAATCAAGTCAGCTGAGGGTGAAGAGGTTGCAGTATCTGAGGAAACTCCAGCAGCTGAGGAAGCTGCAACAAACGATATTCTCGACGAGTCAGCTGTAGCTGAGATCGTAGAGAAAGCTGTAAAGAGTGCGACTGAATCAGTCAAGGCAGAGATCGCTTCACTTCAAGCTGCAACTAAGGCAGCTGAGGAAAAGGCGGTAGCACTTGAATCAGAGCTCGTAACAGCAAAGTCAGCAGCAGTCTCTGGTGGGCCAAAGCGCACTGGACGTATTGCTGTGACACAAACAAACGAGCTACTGCTCAAAGCTGCGGAATACAAAGCTAAGGCAGCAGCAACCTCTGATCCAATTCTGGTTAAGGGCTATAAGTCTTTAGAGAAAGAGTTTTTATCTAAAGCTGGCAAGCCTGTAGACCAGGACTAATTCACTAACCCACTCGAAAGGAAATAAATTGGCTCTTACACCTCCAAAGGCGACCGACCTCTTCTCAGACGTCGAATCACCTAAGAAGGCAGCTAAGCGTATGGACGAGTACCAGGCTGAGCTTGGAAAGGCTCTCTCTTCTGGTTCCTCAGTTCCAGGACAAGCTCCAGTTGCTGACCCAGTGTCAGCTCTTGAAGCTATGGCTGCTACAAAGTCATTAACACCAGACGCTCTAGCTGGCTTGAATAACGCAATCTCAGCTCAACGTCTAGCTATGCAAGATATCCAAAAGGATATTTCGCTAACAAGCCCACTCAGCACTTCTTTTGCTGCGTTCGACTTGGAAGCTCCTGCAAAGCTCCTAACACCACGTCCAACACCACTTCGTAACCGTATTCCTCGTAAAAAGGGAGTCGGTACCTCACACCGTGTAAAGCGCATTACTGGCTATACGGGCACAGGCACGGGCGGACAG